GGTGGTCCTCGATCATCTGGTAGAGTTCCTGCAACAGTTCTCTTTCCGGAGTTCTGTCGGGCATGCCGCAGTCATCGAGTAGATTCTTCAATTCGTTCAAGAAGCGTCGGTCCCAATGAGCCATCAACTCGCCTCCTTCAGGAACACGTCCAGGAGCCTTCGACAGTGGGGGCAGGGGATAGTTACCTCGAACGTCCTCGAACTGCGCGGAGTGTCGTCTATGGCCTTCATGATCCACACCTCCGACATACCCAGGCGTCTCCGCCCCATTCCAGCGTCATTCTCTCACATACCCGGCACTTACGACTCATTCTTTATCACCTGTGGAGGATCGGCGTTCAGTGTGGATGCACTCGTTCTCCGACCCTCCACTTGATGGGAGGGACCTAGAATATATTATATGCGCGGTTGGAGAAGTCAAGGCTTCTGGGGCTCCGCCCCATCATCCTCACCACCTCCCGCCGGCGATAACCAGCCCACCCCAGCCACCGGCTTTCAAGATTCTCTAGTATTTTGAGTGAATCCGGGTCGTGAAGGCAGGTTGATAGACGGTCGGCTCCCCGTTGAGGGACATGGTAGACGAGATAAGCCTGTTAATCGCCCTCGGAACGCTGAATTTGCTGGCTTTGGTCGCTCTTTGGTACTGGATTCAGGACTCGATCGCGAAACTAGATCATTCCCTTGCTCTTGCTCTTCAAAACTCATTGCAGAATCTCCCCCAAACTTTGATGGAGAACTTCGGCGATGGAATTTCAGCCTTTGAACCGCCCAATGTGATCCAGCAGGCCATCGCTCAATTGATTCAGTCCGTGGCGACTCAGAAAATGAACACAGTCGAAGCCTCGGTTACGTCGAGAGGCGCGGATGGAACTTTTTCTAAACTTGAGTGATATTTATTAGCGAGGTTTTGTTTCACTTGCGATATGGCCCGACGCAAGAAGGCAACTCGACGCCGAAGGAAGCCCGCTCTGAACCTGTATGACATGGCGGTCGCGTATGGCAACCTGAACATAATCACCCAAGCCACTCTCGGATCGGGACCAATAGAGTTCGTCGGTGGCGCCTACGACATCGGCTGGTCGAAAACGGAAGGCACCGATTCACGCGGTCAACAGATGCTCTCTGTCACTGGTGCTTCTCAAATCAGCCTCGCCGATGTAATGAACGCGCCATCAATGAGTTTCGATGCCGTTATGTCGAACGCTCGAAGCAACGCCGTTCCCGCTGCGTTGGCGGCCATTTCCTTCAATATCGGAGCCTCGGTTTTTAAGAAAATCATGAGGAAGCCATTTAATCAAGCGAATAAATTGATCAAGCCTTTGGGCCTCAATGTGAGGATCGGTTGAAATGGCAACGAATACCGTTGTCGGCATCCTCGTTTGCTCTGATGGGACGAATATTCCTCTCAAGGCTGAAATCGCTGAGGGAACAGAAACCAGTTTGACCACTGATACCGTCTATACCTCGACGGCGATTCAAGTCGGTGACTATGCGATAGGAAAGACCGTGACTCACGGAATGATTCAGTTCGCTAACGGTTTCCAGTACGCCTACATTCTCAGACAGGGACTCGTCGCAAGCGTCATTCCCTGTTGCGTGAACGGTGCCTCGACTGCAACCCCCCGCCTTTGGGCACCAATCACTCTAATGGCCGGTGATTTGCTTCGTGTAATGAATCAAACTGCTGCGGATCGCGGGGCCGCCCTTTGTTATGTGACCAACCGCGGTGTTCAAAGAATCGCGACTGTCACCCCTACTGGAGGGGCCACTAATGCTCTAACCGATCTTCAGACTGGAAACAGCATCGGCGACACCGTTCAGGGGCAGACCTTGGTTTCTGCTTGGTTCACTAGCGTGGACTCTGGACTCATCGAGACGCCCGGCGCTGTGATCGTTGACGCTCTTGGAAACGTCGTCGGCTCCGTGACCAATACCGACCCCGCCACTCAACAAGCAGTGGCTTCGGTCGTGAACGCTCCGGTCAATTTGAACTTCGTCGCGCAATACTTGACTTCGGCCTGAGGTGCAGGGCTATGGCGAAGAAAAGTTATACTCGGGCCGGTGCAAGAAGAGCCTTAGCCTCAATGATGTTAAAGTGGAATAAATTGCATATGGATGGTTACATCACAAACAAACAGTGGTTAAAACTAGCCGACGCGATGGATAGAGAGTTCAAGAAATTGAAGTGATTGAATGCCGCTTCCAGATGCCCCGGCGCAGTCGCCAAGAGTATACAAACTGCTCAAGAACACGACGCTAGAGAACCTCACAGATGATGATTTCATTCTGGTTGCTAATCCGATCACGCTTGAATTATTGAATGAAGATGAACTTCGTCGATTACTTTTGGTTCAACTCGCGCGCCTGTCAGTTAAATCCAACTGGTTAGGACTCCTTGGGTGATTGAATGCCGCTACCAGACGCCTCTAAGAAGTCGCCAAGGGTCTACACCCTGTTGCAGAATACCGATCTAGACTCTGTGACGTTCGCAAACGTGCAGGCTGTAGGCAATCCGATAGCGATAGAAGAACAGAATGAAGACGAAATGCGTCGTCTCGTGCTGGTGAACCTGTGCCGTTTGGTCACCTCGGGCGAGTGGACGGGACTACTAGAGGCCGGGGGAGGGGGTAACGAGTTCAACGGCGAACTCGTTAGTTCAGCCGCAAACGCCACACCATACTTTCACATCACCAGTGGTCCTCCTTGGGGAACGGGTACGACTCAAGGACTGGTGTTTAACACTGCAGAAGTCTACTACTACCCGTTCTTGTCACCAGTGTCATCGACACTAGACGAACTCAAACTATACATCAGCGTGGCGTCAACTACTGCGAACCTCCTCGTCGGGATTTACAGCGATAACGACGGGGTGCCTGAAACCCTCCTCGGATATGTCACCTTGGACGTCACCAGCACCGGGTATATCTCCTCGACCAGTTGGACTGGCGGCCCGCCCGATCTCGTAAGAGGAACCCAGTACTGGATCGGCTGGGTCCGTGATGCTGCTGAGTCAATGGCGTACTATTCCCAGAAGATAGCGCAGGCCACTGGCCTCGGAGTCTCAGCCGGACCCGCCTACGTCGGCTATACCTATCTCGATGTGAGTCATTCTCTCTCATTGCCGGCCACTGTCGATGCGGCGGACATTGAAGCCTCACAGACCGTCATGGTTCCTGATTTGGGGGTGAAGTTCGATTGATGTACAGGACTTGGAAGAAGACGACCGATGAGGGCGTTGAAGAAGGCGAGTTCGATGTGGACTGGGACTGGATCAGGAAGCACCGGAATCAATTCCTAGAAGAGACAGACTGGCGTTTTATGTCCGATCAATCACCTTCAGATGAATGGATTTCATTTCGCAAAAAATTACGCGACCTCCCGCAGGATTTTCCAGACTCCGCAAACGATGCCTGCGATAATTTCCCGGTGATGCCTGATGAGTGAACTCAGTGACAAGGCCAAGGAGATGCTCACGAATTATGGCGCAAGTTTTCTCCTCGGCTGGATCCTCGGTGCTGGACTCGGGCAAACTCTCTGGGACTCCATAACCGGGGTGCTTTGATGGCGAAGAAACCGAGCGATTTTGTTTACGAAGTGAGATTTTCCCTTCAAGACAAAGAGCGCGAAATGGCTGATTCTTTGATTGCCATACTAGGACTGCAAACCGTTCCCAAATTACTCGACGGTCTAGGTGTCGAACATATAGCGAAAATGATGGACGATCCGACCAAAATCGTTCAAGTCATGTATTCAGTCGCTTTGATTCTGGAAGCCTTCGGAATCGAAACGGGATGGCCGACACCTTTCGATTATACGGATTGGCGAGCAGCGTATGACGCCAAGAAGGACTTTCACGCACAAACAAGAGCGGAGATGGGAGCGACGGGACCAGCCGCGGGTCAAACCGGTCTCGACCTCTTGACTGGAATTGTCTACAACCTGTTGAATCCGAATTGGACTTGGTTTGAACCTCCACCTCAAGAACCATGAAAATGACCCTTCACATAGGGGGGTAGCGACTACGATTTGGGGCCGTCGGTCCCCCCATCCTGTACTCACTCGCTCACCTCCGGGCCGAATAGGCGTCTCTCCCTCATGGAGTTGGACTCCGGGGGTTCTTCGCCGTTAGCAACGGCTAGAATATGATTCTGAAGATGCCGAATGGTTTTCTCCGACTGTCTCAACCGCGCAGCCAGTCCGGCTCTGTTCGCCGGCCCGTTATTCCAGTAGAACTTGATTGCGTAACGGATCTCTGAACTCTTCGCCCGGGCGGGCCATGATTCGTAGATGCGATAGGCATCATGGTCAAGGGTCGCTGAGATCAGGTGCATTCAACTCACTCCTTACTAACCATGAACATGAACGGGTTTCCACGAGGAGGGAGTTTGCGACATCTTTCTGATTTGCACATTCCGTTGAAGATGACTCCCTCTCCCTTTGGATCGAGTATGACTTGAAAGTCTTCTTTGGCGACTCTCCCCCCACAATACAAACAGGGCGGCCCG